CGAGCAGCGGCATCGGCGCTCGACTCCTTTTCGTCCCCTGAGGGGGACTGGGGGCCGCAGCCCCCAGAAGCTTTACAATCATCGATTCCTGCCAAGTGAGGCAGAAACTTAAAAAATAGGGATTCTCTGCGCTCTGCGCTGGCTTGTGCTGTATGTGGGCGGCAACTGGGACAACGGCTCGAATGCGGGCCTGTTCTACTTCAACGGCAACAACAGCTCGTCCAACTCGAACAGCAACATCGGCGCTCGACACCTTTTTCTTCTCCACATTTTGCGCAGGGTCTCCCACACCACATGGTGGAAATTTTCGCAACAGGACGCAGCCTAGTAGACCTCTATGGTTCGGACGGCAGCGAAGCGAAAAAGGAGATGAATCATCCTGTCATGCCGAAAAGAGTAGGCTATTTGTACGATAAGATGCTCGACAAAGACCTCATCCGAGTTGTCATCCTCGATTCGGCTCGCCACAAATACCGGCGACGCGAAGTCAGAAAGGTGCTGACACATCTGGAAAAGTATGTTGAGCGGACTTACAAAATTCTTTCAGAGGGAAGCTATGTTCCGACCCGGCCAAAGCTCAAGACAATTTATGACAACAGCAGCCAGAAGCAGCGGGAGCTGAAGATTGTGCCATTCTGGCCGGACGGCATCGTCCACCGGCTTCTCGTGGAGGCGATGAAGCCTGTCCTGATGCGCGGGATGCACCCATACAGCTGCGCGTCCATTCCGGGGCGGGGCGGCGCAAGGATACGCAAGTACCTTGCTCACGCCATGAGCTGCGACCCCAAAGGGACCAGATATGCCTGCGAGATGGACATCCGACACTTTTACCCGAGCGTCCCAATCCGGAGACTCATCCGCGCCCTTGGCCGCAAAATCAAGGATAAGCGGTTTCTTCGGCTCATCTGGGCCATTCTCAAGAGCTGCGGGCAGGGGCTGGCTATCGGATACTACATCTGTCAATGGCTAGCAAACTTTTATCTGGAAAAACTCGACTGGATGTTAGCTAGGATGCCAGGTGTGAAATATTACACTCGGTACATGGACAACATCACAATGCTCGGGCCAAATAAACGGATGCTGCACAGGGCGCGGGTTGCGGCTGAGAAATTTTTACGAGACGAACTCGGACTTGCGGTGAAAGAGAATTGGCAAGTGTATCGCACGGCCGTTGCCCGAAAAGCGAAAGGTCGCCCCCGGGCGGTGTCTGCGGTCGGATTCCGGTTTTGGCATGGATTTACTACGTTGCGGCGAAGAAATTTTTTGCGGATGCTGCGGCAGGCCAGACGGATACAGAAAAAGCAGAAAATGGGTATTCCTGTATCCGTGCAGCAGGCGGCGGGATTTCTTTCTCGTGCAGGGCAGTTGAATCACTGTAACAGTTTCCGAGTAAAGGAAAAGTATATACGAAGCATCAAAATCAAGCGTCTGAAAGAGGTGATACGAAATGAAAGTAAGAGGCAGTGCAAAGCCGGATGGGCTTTGTATGGTAGAACGCCACCCGCAACGGCCTGAAATCGCCATTGTGAGGCTCTTTGCCAACCCGACCGAATACGAGCAGCTTCAGCAGGAAGCGACCGTAACAGGGTGGGAGTACGAAGAATATCTGCTGGAAGTGCCGTATTATGACGGCCTTGTAGCCGATGTGAATGCTGCGTATGAAGGCTGGCTCGCGCAGGCAAAAGCTGCGGAGGATGCAAAGGATCCCATGGCCAAGCTGATGGCCGCACAGGATAGCACAGATACCCTTGTGGTGGATCAAGAATATCGCCTGACTTTGCTGGAGTTGGGGATGACGGCGGAAGCAGAATGATGAGGTAGAACAATGGAACTGTATGAAGTGTGCGCTCGGATGATTGAGCGCGGCAAAACTAAGGGACTACGTAAGAAGCTGGACGTGTTTTATGCCAGTGGCCGGTTGAGCGAGGAAAAGTATAAGAAGCTCTGCCAGATGCTTGGTGAATGAGGCTGCGAGGAGGTGCTGCATAGTTTTGAGCCGAGAACAAAAACTCGAAGCTCTGCTGGCATCGGCGGTTCGTCTGTTAGATGAATGGGAAGATATCTCTGTTGAGACAGGCGAAGAACCGGAAGGATATGGTGAGCAGAGAGCAATCCTGCAAGCCGAGTATGATGCCATAAGACGTTGAGAGAAGCCGTGCTGGTGGTCAGCACGGCTTTTTTGTTTGAAATGGAGGTGGATTTGTTGATTTCTCCTTATAAAGGCACATTCAGGGTATCACAGGCGTATCGCAACCTGCGGGCGAATGGAACGTACCACCAAGGGTATGATCTGGTAGGTATTAGCGACAAGAACATCTATTGCCCGATTTATGGCACGGTTGTTCGTGCCGGCTGGGAATGCGCGACACTCCCGAAGAAAGGCTTCGGCCAGCGTGTTGTGGTCCGGATCGGCACGACTGCCTACTATATGTATTTTGGACACCTGTCCAAAATCAGCGTGACCGCAGGCCAGAAGTTGAAGCCGGGCGACCTTATCGGTGTCGAGGGAAGCACGGGCCACAGTACTGGAAGCCACCTGCACTGGGAAATTCGCATCAATGACATTAAGACGGGCTATGTGTCGGTGTATCATTATGCAGGAATCCCCAATATGCCCGGTTCGGCAGCGTATACGTCTAACTGGGAGGCTGAAATCTTCGGCCCCGGAAATCTGAAAAAATCGACCAGCGGTTATCCGCAGCGGCTATACAATGCCGCGCTTCAAGGAGCGCTGGGCATCAACCAAGACGGCATCTTCGGTGCAAACACTGAAAAGGCCGTCAAGGCGTTCCAAGCAGCGCACAATCTGACTGCGGACGGCATCGTTGGAACGCAGACAAAGGCGGCGCTTTCTAAGCTGCTTTGAGAAAGGGATAAGGTATGAACACTGCTACTATCATTACGGTTGCTATTATGGCTGTGGCGTTGGTCGTTGTTGCGGCCTGCATGATTCGTCTGGGATACAAGGCTCTGCTGGCCGAATGGGCGATTGAGGCCATCACCAAGGCCGAAAAAGAGTTCGTTGGCACCAAGCTGGGCGAAGCCCGTTTGGCGGTTGTCGTGTCGTGGCTGCGCGCAAAGGTTCCTGCTCCTTTGCGTTTTCTGGTCACGGACAGCCTGATTCGGAAGGTGGTGCAGGTGACCTTTAATGCAGCCAAGGCAGGGCTGGAGGTGCTGAAGGATGCTTAAATGGTGCGTGGAATGGCTCTTAGACCGTCTCCCCGTCACGAGATGGATCGAATTGCTGACACTCACCGACGACTGAAAGGAGGATACAGGTGCTTGCAGGAACAGCCGAAGTGTTTACTGTCACCGTTCCGGCATGGCTCTTGGCGGCGCTGGCGTTCTTAGGAACTGTTTTGGGCGGCGCGATTTCCTTTGCCGTGAATCAGCTTCTTATCAAGGGCGCGGCGGACCGTGCGGCCAAGAAGCGCGAAAAGGAAGATGAACAACGCCGTGAACGGTATATTTTGCAGATGGACAGCCGCAAGGCTACATTCGACCTGCTATCCTGCATTTGTGCCGGCATTGAGCGGATGGAAACGGAAACTGGGCAGATTTACTGGAACGGAGAGCTGAAACGCGGTCTCTCCCATTTGGAAGGCGTGGATGAACGGTACAGAGAATCAGACCAGCGGCAGCTTGCTGAACTGAATACTCGGAACAAATGACAACACCCCCGTCACCTGTCAGATGAAAAGTCGAAACAGGTGACGGGGGCGTTTTTTTGCTTTTATGCAATAAAGAATCACAAAATTCGTGATAATCTAACAATTCCCTGATTTTTCCAGAAGAAAAGAATATCTTTTATTGTAAGGAGCGAGCGAGTATATGATTAGAATTTTACTGTCCAAGAAGCTAGGCGAGCTGAAATGGACGCAAGCAGATCTGGCACGCGCCACAGGCATTCGGCCGACTACAATCAGTGATTATTACAACGAAATCGCGGAGAGGATGAATCTGAATCATTTGGACCTCATCTGCGAAGCGCTGGATTGCGAACCGGACGAAATACTTGTACGTGTTCCAAATCCTGAACCAAGGGTAAGGAATCGTACTGGCTTTGAGAAACCCGCGACGGAATCAAAAGTTGGTATATAAGGGAAAGGGCGGCTTTCGGGCCGTCCTTTTTCTGTTGCGTGACATTTGTATGAAACAAATGCATTATAATAATGTATATAGCAGTTGAATGGAGCATTTGATGGTCCGCCGGGGTGAATTTTGTGCCACCTTGAAAAAAGTACGGTTTTGTGGTATTCTTTATGTGACAAATGATTTATTCAAGTGTTATATAAAAGTAGGTGAGCCGATGGGAGAGAATAAGACGCCGCAGGAGTTGGACTTTGAGCGGAAGCATGAAGAGTATCTGCATCGGATTCAGAATCTTCGCCTTATCGACGATAACTTTATGACGAAGGTTTTTGAAGATAAAGAGTGTTCGGAGTTTCTGCTTCAGGTGATTTTAGACCGTGATGACCTGACAATCCGTGAAGTTCACAGTCAATACGCCTTGAATAATATTCAAGGTCGCTCGGCCCGACTGGACATTCTAGCTGTGGATGAGCAGAATAAAGCCTATAATATCGAGATCCAGCGCAACGACCGTGGCGCAGAGGTCAGACGAGCCCGTTACAACAGCGGCTTGATGGATGCCAATATTACGGAGCCGGGTGACCGTTACGACCAGCTATATGAGACCTATGTGATATTTATTACTGAAAATGATATTTTGAAAGCGGGTCTTCCAATTTATCATATCGAACGGACAATCCAAGAAACGGGAATGCCGTTCGGAGACGGAGCACATATTATTTATGTGAACTCTCAAATCAAGGATGATACCAAGCTGGGCCGTTTGATGCAGGATTTTACATGCACAAACCCGGATGATATGAATTATCCGGTACTGGCGCAGCGGGTACGCTATTTCAAAGAGGACACGAAAGGAGTGGCAACTATGTGCAGAGCTTTTGAAGAAGTAAGAGAAGAAGCGCTTCGCGAAGGAGAGCGTAAAAAGGCATTGAAAAGCGCATTGGAAATGTTGGCAGATGGCGTTCCTTGTGACAAGGTTGCCAAGTATACGGGTTTGACGATTTCGGAAGTAGAAGAACTTGTTGGCAAAAAGCCCGCTTGAACAATGTGCTATCTGATTGCGAAAAATAAGAATGGGCATGGTTGCTATGCGCTGAAAACGACACATGGTAAGGCGCTCGTTGAATTGAAACGTGGACTTAATAAGACAGCAGCTCCAAAGGGAATCCAGCTGGTGACAATCAGCCGTCCGAATGCGTATGGTGAGTATGCACCATACCATTTTGTACGTGATGAAACCGAATTTGCACACGCGGTTCACGAATTGTGCAAGTGAGAGCGGCAACTATGTGCAGAGCTTTTGAAGAAGTCAAAGATCTCGATACGAAGCGGTCTGCTTGATGGCGTGACATCATTTTGACAGCAATTTTCGTTGTAGTCAAAAACACACAATGGACGGAGCGGAAAATACACTTCGCCAAACTGGGAAACTGTACCTGTTACAACCAGAAAATAGCTTTCCAGAATCGAGCTCGAGTAATAAAAATTTGCCTTCCGGCTTTTTGAACTTCTCGAAGATAGAACAGAACAACGTATAAAAATAGGCCCCGCTTTCAAGATTTTTCGCTTGAAGGCGGGGCTTTTTCGCGTCCAAAGCAACAGAAAAAATAACACCCGAGGAAGAATCAAACCGGTATCACGGTTCCTTTTCCCCTGGGAAAGCCAGAGCTTCCAGCCGGCCCGCGATTTATGAAATCCTCTTGACAAAGTGGGAATGGGCAGTATAATAAAAAGTGAACATTGTTCATATTGAGGGTGACTACATGAATACGATCGTGACCTCCAAGGAAGAGATCTTAAAAAACAGCCGTGAGCTTATCCGGGAAAAGGGCTGGGCGGCAGTCAGCATCCGTTCTGTCGCCTCGGCATGCGGGGTCTCGGTTGGCTCGATCTACAACTATTATGACTCCAAAGCTGAGCTTATCAGCGCCACGGTCGAGAGCGTCTGGTGCGAAATTTTTCACCGCCCGCAGGACGAGGCCGTATTTCAGGACGTGCAGACCTGTGTCAAATGGATGTACGAGCGCATGGCCTACGGCGATGAGCAGTATCCCGGATTCTTCACACTGCACTCTCTCGGTTTTATGCAGGAGGACAAGGCAGATGGCAAACGGCACATGCAGCGAATCTGGCACCATATCTTAAACGGTCTGTGTACGGTGCTGCAACAGGATACCAAGATCCGTCCGGGCGCTTTTAATGAGCAATTCACCGTTGAAAAATTTGCCGATGTTCTGTTTTCGCTTATGCTGTCTGCTTTGCTGCGGCAGGACTACGACCCCGCCGCTGTGCTGGAGATCGTGCGCAGGACCTTATATTGACCGCATTTTCTTCCCACACTGCTGTGGGAATTTTATAACGTCAAAATTGAACGCTGTTCACTTAAAGGGGACGCTCATAGGAAGGTTCATCGCAGTATCCTGCTGCGGCTTGCCTGCCTTGTGTGGAACACTGCCGGCTTCAACATCCTGCGCTTTGGATGCAGCTATGTCAGGCAAGCCCCTGACGACCGTAAAAACTAAGACGACCCTGCAAAAAAAATGCAGTGTTACAATCAATTTGATGTATCGACAAGGAGCGATCAACTATGCAAGCAATCGTAGAAACTGTTTTTGATGCGGTGTATCTGGTATCTGTCATCACCATCGGTATCCTGATGATCCGTGGCTGCA